CCGACTTTTTCTCTTTTTTCATTTATAGTCATAAAGCTTACTTTCTCCAACGCTTCCATTTGACGCGTCTTTTTACTTATATTTGCCTGTATAGCATCCGCCGACCAAGTAAGGGTTAAATCATTGCCATATTTAGGAACTAGCGTCATATTAAGCTCTGAAAAATATTGGATAAGTAAAGGGATAACAGCCTCATCCCATAACTGTTCGTATGCAACTGATAAGTTCTCGAATTTTGCTTGCTCTGTATTTAATAATTGCATGGGGAAATTATAAGCTAGCCCTATTTTATGAGCGGCCGCCTTCTCTGTCGTACTAAAATCCATATCAATTGCGTTTAATCCCATTGGGATCCATTCAAGGCCGCCCTCGAGTAAGATTGGTTTACCAGCATTATCTGATCCAGTATGAAGATCTTCTATTTGTAGTTTTAATCTTGAGAATGTGTCCTCTCCAATTGTTACATCGGATGGTGCCATTAATATACCTGAAGGTCTTCCCCCATTTTTGAGCATGGAATAATTCCAATTAGTAGATTCATTATGCTGAAGTATTTGTTTTATAGCTGGTGACGTAGGAGACAGTCCAAAGAATTCATTAACTGGATTAATCTTTTTTAATTGAATGATATTCGATTGACCCATCCTACTTACTTTGAATCGCTTGGCTTCAGATACACCTAGTCCGGTTACTGTACTGGGTTGAAAATCGTAAAATGCAGGTAAAAAGTTTTCTCCTTCTTGTATAGTGACAAAATCCGGTCTTAATGGATAAAGGTGTATGGGCGGGGTTGCCTGAGGTTCTGTATTTTTTTCAGGAGTTTCATATCTTTGCCAAATAAAATCATTACCATAAATTAAAAGATACGTTGATACAGCGATTAAAAATTCTGTTTGTGACATTGTAGGGTATGGGGCTTTAAGTAAATCAAGCAATGGATGGTCGTCTATTTTTTTCTTATTATCACCTTTCCCCTTAAATAATTCATATTGAATTGAAGAAAACTGAGATGAAATTAGATTGATAGCCCTATATACAATAATGTTTTGTAAATAACCTATCCTAGCCATTTCAATAGACGAAAAACTAAACTCACCTGCCTGGCCATTTAAGAATATAAATAATTGTCTTGAGTTTCTAATTGAGCTACTTGTTGATTTGTTTTCTTTTTTAAAGAAATTGAATATTCCCATATTTTGTCCTATAAAATAAAAAAGCGAGCACTGATATAATCAGTCGCCCGCTCGCTAGAGTCAATATTAAATTATTATTCTATTATTATACCATTATAACTGTCTAATTCTAAGGGTTCGTTTATCTTCTTCTAATGCCAATACAATAGCATCTCGTATATCGTCATGGTTCGGGTAGTTATTTATAAGTTGATAGACCGCTTCATCTCGAATAGGTTTAGGAATTTTTTTATTTATATAAACACTCCCATTTTCAAATAGGTTTGAAACAGCTTCTAGCCTACTTATTTTATCAGGAACGCATGTAATCGCTCTGGCTGGTATTTTAGTTAGTCTTTTTAATTCTTGAGTAATTATTTGAAACGCAGATATAGCCTCAACTTTTAATATATGAAAATTATGTTTATTATGAAAATTTATTATATCATTAAAGTTTTTATTGTATGATAAATAATCATTTCGTATGTCGTCTATATAGAAATTACCAAAATTTGTTTCATATATAGCCGCCTTTCCAGTAGGGTCATTTATGCTTTTTTCTGTTACGGCAGGGTCTATAGCCCCAATTATCTTAATTACTTTTTCTTCTTTAGGAATAATCCCATCGTAATATTTGATCCAAGATTCTTTTATGATTGAAGTAGCATCATCTCTGCATTCGTTTTGCATTTCTCTTTCAAAGATAATCGACCCCATCTTGCCCTTATCTTTGATTAAAGAGGCATAATCAAACCAAAGCGTAATCTTTTCCTTATCATTTATTATTGCTTTAAACTTTTTATAGACAACATCTTTATCTTTAGCAGACTTATGCATCAAATCTTCTCTATTAGCAGCCGTGCCTTGTATATGGATTGATGTATACCTAGTTCGTGCCCTGGCTGGATATATAGACGACCAAAACCAGGCCTCCTTTTTGTTTATCCGTTTACTATTATTGATATCCTCTTCTTTATAAATATCATCTAAAACTATATAATCAGGACGAATATTATTATGGTTAATGCCTCTCACAGAGTCCCCCGCGCCTATCGCTGAGAAAATAACCCCATTTTTTAAAACAAACCTTTTTTCTGTCCATTTTTCTTCGCTTACTTGACTTCCGTAATCTCTATGAAGTAATTCATTTAATTCTATTTCTCGCCTAATAGATAGATTGATCTCTATAGCCTTTGTGCTTGTAGCTTGGATATTTAGATAATGTTTAAATTCAGATGGTTCAACTAAAGCCTGATAGATAGGGATAAGAAAACATTTAATGGTTGTTTTAGCATGTCCTCTAGGCGCAAGAGTCGATGTAAATGGTTCTTTTCTTATATAGACTAGATAGTTGTGAAGTTCTTTACAAAATTCTTTATAAAATTTCTCAGGAAAATAATATTTACCCCATTCAAGAGCCTCTCGTTCTCGTTCTTTTCTTCTTATTATGCTTTGGATAGTTTCTAGGGGAGGGATCGTTTGTGTAGTCATATTTTATTACGCCATCACTTATCTTTGTTATCTTCATCTTTATTCATTTTCTTTAATAATGGTAAATCATCAATATCAAAACACTTACTTTCGATTGTAGCATGTGGCATCTGTATATATTGAGCTTCCATATAAATATTTCGTTCGTAGTTTGGTACATCTTTTTCAGGTTTTATATGAATAACAGTCATTTTTATACCTAAATAGTTAAAACATTCTCCCACTTTTCTGAATTTTCTAAATGATTCTTTTTGTCTTTTTCTTCTTTTTATATAAGCTTGACCCTCTTTTTCCAGTCTATCCGAGATGGCATCTACTCTTAATTTAATGTTCACCTTGGAAAAATAATCATCTTCTCTAAAAAACCCTGATAAGAACTTGAATATTTTCATGATATCCTCCTATTTTATTATTTAACCTTTTGGCCCCCAATAATTATCGTCATCTACTGGATCCGGACGACCGACTTGAAGAGATATTATAAAAAGAACCACCGCTAATATAAAAATTAGCATAATAGAAATAACACTCATTAGTTTCTCCTCTTTTCCTTATTATGTTTATAACCCTTTTTGCATCATTTCAGCAAGCTCTATCCCATTTTCTTTTAATTCCGCCAATCTATTGTCTTTTGAACATATATTTGCCATTTTATTCCTTTACTTAACTCGGATTTTTTATTGCAGCTGGTGGTTTTTCATATCCACCTGTTTTATTTTTAAATTCTTTTTCTTCTAATTTAGTCCCGCCCACTATATCCACCTGCATATGGTCAAACCAATCCATATCTGCCATTTTTCCATCTTTACCTACCAGTGGCTGTATGCCAATTCGATCGCACATATTTAGATAGCTAACCACTTGAGTCGCGATACCTTTAAATCCGGTAATCCTATCCATTACCTCTTGTCCTAAGAATTTTTTTGCGATGCAATTTTTTTCATCTTTATACATTTTTTTTATCCTCCTATTTTATTTTTTCTGACGGCTTTTTCTTTTTCTAGTTTTAAGATTATCTTCTCTATAGTTACAAACGCTACCATATAACCCATCGTTGTAAATAATAGAGTTTTATAGCCAATAATAATTATTGTATCATTAAAAATACGTAATCCGAGACCTATAATAGCCATAACTACCAATCTAGTTACCCAAAATTTCCAATCCATTTTGACCTCCTAAAATCTATCTAATATATTCCATATTTCATATACTATACAAGCAATCCATATAGGTGCTAATACCCAAACCCAACTCCAATCTATTTTATCCAGCAGCTTTAGTGTAATAAATAACGTCGCCAATGATGTGTCAAAATATCTCAGTATATGCGCGTTATTAGATATCGGGTAGTTTATGTCCACATTTGCCATTTTACCACCTCCTAATAGGCGCGTCATTAGATATCTGGTCCTTATTGCCTTCACCTATGTCCGCATCAGAAAAAGAGTCAATATATAAAATTTTTATCCACAGTTTTCTGGCTACTAGATCATTTGTCCTTAGTGTTAATTTAATAAAAGAATGTACTCCAAGATTCTTGAAAGACAGTTGTATCATTTCAGCAATCGTGTCTCCATTCTCTTCTACTTCTACCACTACGTCGTCTTTTTGAAAAAATATTCTTGCCATTTTATCCTCCTATGTCGCATAATAGCGATTATGTTAAGTTAATTATTACGTTAAACAAAATCTTTTATAAAAAAATATATACCTCCTGAAATGAGAAATAATACAATAACAAGGTGAAATGACATAAAAAATACGCGACTTAATGTGTTTGTTAATACTAAATAATGCCAAATCCACCACGCTATTATCCCTGTAACAAAGACCCCAGTATATATCAACGCTTTTATATTCATTTTAATTCCGACGTCTCCTTTGATAACCAATCATAAATATCTTCTCCATAAACACAATGGAATGAAATTTGAACAATTTCTGATATAAACTTTCTATACTCATAATCAGTCATAAAATCATAACAGATTAATTTACTTATAGTTCGTGTTACTCTGTTTATTAATGGGATAAAATCAATCTTCTTTTTTGGAGAGGGAGCCTCTTTAGGTTTAGCCATCCGTTTCTTTTCCTTTAACTCTACTTGGAGGATAAATATGAGTGAATCAAGTTCTTCAATAGATGCTTCACGTATAGATTTCTCAATCTTTATAGATTTATTGACCATTATTTACTCCTTTTATCTTTGTTAAGTTGAATTTCTTTCTTGCTCTCCCACCAATCATCTACTTCCCAATCCATATCTATTCGATGTGGCGTGCTTTTCTTTTCCCTATGAATGTACCAATAAATGCCCCAATAAATCCATACCGATAGACAAAGAAAACTACTTATCAATTCAAGTGTAAATAAAACTGGATCATCAATATCCATTATTGCCTCCTTATTTGTGTAAAAGTGACCATCCTAATGATTCCGCTTTAAACGCGCTGTAACAACTAGCACAACGAGGGAGCCTCTCTTCTTGCTCTCTAATATCAAGATTTATTATAAATGATATTTCGCCATCATCACAACCCGGACAATCCTGTCTTTTGATAACCCTTTCTAAATTTAAAATAAACCAATTGATATTTTTTTGTTCTGATAATCTTTCATTTGCGCATGCCCCGCATTTCATTGTTTGACCAGCAATAGGCTTTTTACCATTAATCAATAAATAATTATTAACAGGAAACTCATCGCCAATCCCAGGTATCTTTTTTATATAAAATGCAGGATTATTACATTTAGGACATTCGAAATAATATTTATATTTAGGATACTTCATTTAATAGGTATCATGAGTTCTTATCAGGGTTTTTTAGTG